TGAAGTTGCAATAGTATCTATTTCTGGAGTTATAGTCACAAAACTATTATCTATAGAAATTAATTGGTCTCTTCTAGGAGCTAAGTCTAATGAATCAGGCAATAAAGTTAATTTAATAGCTGCAGTAGTATCAGGTCTAAAACTTCTTAAAGTAATTTTACCATTTTGTAAATCTATTTCTCCAGCATCAGCTATTGTAGTAATATTAATATTATTTACAACTTTATAAACAAACACTCTTCTTTTTGTACTACCTGCTATAGGTTCGTCACCAAAGAAATGAGTAATACCATTAATTAAAAATCCTGATGAGTTAAGTACAAACCTACTTGATTCTCCTGATTGAAAAAATGGAGATGAAAAAGTTAAATTAAAACTATTATCAGCTGTAGTTATTGGTGTAATATTTTGAAACATTCTTGGACGGACTATAGTGTTAAGTATTGATGGGTCACTATTATCTATTGCTCTTGTTAATTGTGAGTGTCTAAACACACCGTCAAATTTATTTAAATTGTTAAGGTTATAATCTGTTATTGTATCTCTTACAACTGATTGTAATTCAACGGAACTTCTATCAGTTAAATTAGGATTATATTTAAAGTTTACATCTAATTCTAAATGAGTAAAATTAGGGTCAACAATTTCTGGTGTTATTGAAACAACATTTTTACCTTTTAATATTGTACCTATAATTTCAGTTTTTTCAGCTTCTGTTAAAGTATCAGCTAATAAAGGTTTAATTGATATATAAACTCTACCAAAATCTGGTGGGTCATTATCTTCACCACCCCATGTTGATATTGAATCTATATTTGAAAATTCTTTTTTAATAATAGACGCATAGTCATCTGCAGTCACAGCTCTATTTTGAGCTATAAAAGTAAGTGGTGCATTAAATCTAATTGATTCTTCAGTTTCAGGTTCAGCTCCACCAGAGGCAGCGCTATCTAATGTGACTGTAATAGCAGCAAATCCTCCAATAGAATCTACCATAGTAAAAGTATTTGCACCATTACTTTCTGCACCCTGTGTTGTAATATAGTCTATAGTAACGATGTTATTATTTGTTGGTTTAAATCCAGTAACGCCATCACCAAAAAATATTTCATAATATCCAGCAGCGTTTTCTTGTAAAAAATAAACTTTTGATGTAGAATCTACTCCTCTTAATGTTTCAAATTTACTATATACATCAAATGATGTTGATTCTTGGTTTGCCTGTACACGTACGCGTAACGTACTTGCGTCAGCATCAAAATCAGAAAGTTGAAATTTTTGATTTTCAATATCATTGTCAACTCTATACTTTAGTTCTCTTAAGCTACCTTCTACAATAGTGACATTACTAAATGTATATGATGTACCAACTAATGTTGTTGTTTGAGTTTCTAATACAACAAATTGAAACTCTTCTCCACTTACTGTTGTATTTAACTTTGTTCCTCTTGGTAGTGTCAAAGTAGTTGGTATAGTACCAGTTTCATTAGATATATCTACAACAATATCAACCTGAGCTCTTGGAGATAAAACTGACCTAGGTGTATAACCTAATAGTTTTGCTCTTGTTACGACATTACCTCTTATTTGAGCTGAATCTAAGAAAGCTTCATTTAAAGAGTAGTGAGCATTCAATGCATTATAATGAGTATTATAAGCTAATACATCTAATAATACATTAAGACCCGAACCTTCAAAGTCATAGTCATTAAATTCTGATTGTTGTTTTAAAAAGTTTTTGAGATTATTTTTTATATCTGCAAAATCTAGTTCCGTTACGTTTAAATTTGTTGCCATTTTATCTTAACCTTCTTAATACTATTTCAACTGAATCATTTTGATTGTTTTGTTTTATTGCAAAATTTACTTTTATACGATATTGATTTGTATCAAATATATCAGTAATGTCTATACTTCTTACCGTTATTCTTGGCTCATATTTTTCTAATACAAATCTTATATTATCTCTTAATTCTATATTAGTAATTACACCAACAGGTTCAAAAAGCAATCCTCTTAAATTAGCTCCTAAATCATCTTGAAATGGTCTCTCATAAAAATTACTTATAAGTAAATTTCTTACTGCATTTTTTACAGCAGCATCATCCTTCAAAGGTATTATATCCTTTCGTATTGGATGTATTTTTAAAGACAAATCTAAATCACTAAAAGGCTTCTTTTTAGAAACAACTTTGGCTTGCTCTAAATTACCCGATATTTGTTTGTCTCCTGTATATAATCCTGCCATAATACTATTTATACTCTTTATCCACCTTCTTCAACAGTTATTGCGTTAGGAAGTTGATTTTGTACAGTACTTGCTACTTCCTCTATACCTGCTGGTAATTGTATTGTTTTTGGTACTCCTATTAACTCTAAAAATTTACAAAAGTCAAATGTAAAGAATGCTATTATTTTATCTAAACCTGGAATAAGTTTTATAGCATCTGTTATTTTTGATAATACCTCTTTAAGTAAATACGCGAAATAATCTTGAGCAAAACTTAATAATTTTTTTATTAATCTATCTCTTTGAAATTCTGATATTTCTACCTTTTCTCTTATTTCACCACCTAATATTTGTTCTATTGTAAATGGTCCAACTTGTATATTTTTTAAATCTTCTATTTGTTGTTCTATATCTTTTTCAGTATCTTCTATTATACCTTGAATAGCTAATTTTACAGCTTCTCTTGGGTCAGTTGGTAAAGTAAATCCTAATCCTAAATCTTTTAATCCTTGTATAAAATTACCAGTTTGAAATTCTTTTACCTTTTCTTTAAAATAATCTTTTACTGTTTTCTTTTTAAAATCTATACTATCAAACTTATCTTTATATAATTTATATTCTGGTGGTAATAAGTCATATAAGTTATCAATATCTAAATCAATACTATCAAATATTGTATTTAAATAAGTTCTATCAGTTACGAACTTTATAACATCAACTTGTATACCAAGTATATCAACAGTTATTTCTATAGGTGTAAGGTCAGCAACTATTTTTAATAATTGAGATTGAACATATGAACTAAACTCATCAACTAAACCTTGTATACGTATTTCCCATTCTATTTCTTGTATTTCTATTTTTTTAAACTTAGGGTCAAAAGGTTCAAATATAGGTTTTAAATCTTCTAATATGTCTTTTATTTCTTCTATCTCGTACGTGTACGCGTGAGAAGCTAAACCTTTAAAATAATTTGCTAAGTTAGCTGGTGTAGGTAATAAAACAGCTGGGCACTCTAATGGTGGTATAGTTAAAGTTGGAGTTGACATTATATAATTCTTACTTTTTTAGCAGATTTAATTTCTACACGACCATCTTCTCTTAAATGTATATATGATTTAATACCATTGACTTCTTTGCCATGAGTAATTCTTATTTCTTCAGAACCATCTTTATTATCAATTTCAATTAAATGACCGGCCTTTGATTTATATACTTTATTATCTACTGAAGATTCTTCAGGTATATCTTGTTTATATTTTTGTTTACCGGTAATAGTTTTACCATCTGGCGATTGAGTTGCAATTGAACCCATAACAATTGGGTCTTGAGCTGATGGTCCATCTCTAAAAAATCCTGCAACCCATGAACCGATTTCTAAATGATGATTGCCACCATTGCCTTTCATAGATGCTGACGTAACTGGCATCATTACAGTAGCCCAAGGCAAATCATCTGTTTTTATTTCTTCACTATCATGATAACCATAAGCTCTTACTTTAACTCTATTTAAATTTTTCGGGTCATCTATTTCTTCTATACTTCCTAAGAACCAAGTAAATAATCCATTTTTATATTGGTCATCTATTCTTCGCATTATCCATCTCCTATATCATCAATTGGATATGTTAATAATGAATCTTTTATAGCTTTTACTTTCATTGAATATCCAACTCTATTAAATGTATGTTCAACACTGTGTACTAAATATTTTCCGCTTGTATACTCATCCATAAAATCTTCTTCACTCTCCACTTCTTCTTGGATGTCAGCATGTTTTAAAGTTTCTAGTTCAATTATATTACCAGGAGTCATTTCAAAATCTCCAGCAAGGTCCATTTCAATT